TGGGTATCTATCTTTATCATAGCAATGTGGTCCCATACGTAAAACTAAACCACAAGTCGATGCTACTTGTGATCGTTCTATTGTATCTTCTGCTAAAATAATTCCACCTTTAGTTTTCTCTTTTTGTTTAAAAGGTAAAACTAAAAGTCTCCAACCTGTTGGTTCAGGTAGTTTAGACGATTCATCTATTTCTTTTTCTTTTTTCTTTTCTGTCTTTACGCCAACCAGACCATTATCTGGTAGTATCACTTTTGGCTTTGATACTGATGACTGTTCCTTTTTCATTTTGCTCCTTTTTGTTTAGCAGGGTGGATATTTCCTGTAATAAACTTTCGTAAGTTCGTATTTGTCCTAACATATACTGATATCTTTCCATACTGTCAACACCTCCACGAGCCATTAATTCTTTAACGTCTTCCTGTCGTTGTTTAAGTATTCTTATAAAATGTTCAAATAGTTCCATTATTCAAACTCCTTTATTACTTCTAATTTCTCTTCTGCATTAGCGATCTTTTCAATTAATTTATCAACCTCATCCACATGTTGAGGATGTTCGCCAATACCGACTGATCTTTCAAAGTAAATTTTTATTGTAGCATCAGCTTCAGCTATCTGTGCTTCATACCTTTTTCTTAGTGCGTCTAGTATTACGTCTTTCACTTTTTCTCCTTTCGAAAAGACTCTCAATGAAAGCGATAAGATTATCTAATTGTGCAAAGCAATTGTATATAAATCTGTCTAACATTTCCATCTTCTTCGTGCCTGACGGATACGAGAATTTGGATCGTTACGTGTTTTTGCTGATGACCTTTTTAATTGTCCTAGTGATCTAGCGCAGTATGATTTCCTACGATTAGCAGCTTTTGATCCAGGCTTCACTTTTCCTGTCACGGCTGTTTTTAATTTACTTCCAGGATTTGCTGCCCTGTAAGCTCTTACACCTTTAGCTGTCATTCCAGCTCCAGATTTTGTTGGTCTATAATTAGCACCCGGACCTTTAGTAGTTTTTCTAATAGTCATTAGACTCTACCTCCAAATGCCATTTTTTTTCTTTTTGTAAATGTTGAAACGTTTGTTGGTTTACCGCCGGGATTACCTGCTGCTCTCTTTCGTTTGACAGCACTCGCCTTTTGTCCACTTGTCATCCGTGTGGCTTTTGCAAGTGGGACGCATTTTGGATATGCTCGTTTGCTTCCTTTCGATCTCCCGCAAGGTTGATACTTGCCGTTCTTTTTCGGAGCTCCGATGTCTACCCATCTCTCTTTGACCCATTTTCTTAGACCACCTTCAGCCATTATTTTCTCTTGGATTTTTTCTTCTTCTTTCCACCGGGTGTAACTTTACCAGAACAAACAGCTGATCCGTACATATTTGCATATGCACTTGGATAGACTTTAAACTTTCGTTTAGCAGCCGCTTTTCCTTTTGCGCAAAGCTTTGCCATTATTTTGCTCTTCCGCCGTCCTTCATGTAGCCCATTTTGTTTCTAACTTTTCTAGGCAACTTTTTAAGACCTTTTTGACTTGGTTTTACTTTTTTTAAAACTTTTTTACCGTTTTTATACATCGGTCTTGTCATCATTCCAGGCATTATTTTTTTCTCGCTTTCCCAAATCCTTTAATTTGGATTGATTTCTTTTTAACCCTTACTGCTTTTCCGCCTTTTTCAGTTTTAACAATTTTACCACCATTTTTTGCCATGGCACCACTAAAAAAAGAATCATCTATAATAGGTGTTCTTTGCACTGGAACTCTTAATTGAGGTGGCAACATTCCTTTTTTCATTTCTTGTGCTGCTTTATAAGTTCCGAATCTTCCTGGAGTCATTGGAGTAGCGTCTACTCCAGAACGAAGATACCCATCTTCACCTTTAAAAATAGATTTTGTATTTCCTACTTTAGCCGGTATTCCTTTTTTTGCATCTTGAATAGTATAAACTTTATTTGTGTTCTTTTGAATTCTTTTTGATAATTCATTTTTTTTAGGTCTAGCAGGCATGCTATCCATAATTGTCTTTGGTGTTAATACATTAACCATTTTTTTTAATGGAACATCGTCTACAGTTGGTCTTAAACCGCTTCCTCTTCCACTATCAACATTAGCTGCAGCATTTCCCCTTCCTCTACCAAGCAACATTGCGCCACCTAATAAACCTGCTAACAACATTTTATTTCTTCTTCTAGATTTTTTACTCATTATTTTTTTCCTCCATTTCGGAATATTTGTGTTCCTTTTATACCATAAATACTAGCGACTACAAGTATCCATAAATTTGTAAACCAGCTCGGAAGCTGTGAAAACATGTCGAAAAAGAGTTTTACCTTATCCATTGCAGTCGGATCGTCCGATATGACTGCCCAGGCCAGCACCAAAACGGGCAAACTGAGAATTATCAAAACTGCCTCGTCTTTCCAGTCTGATTGTCTGGCTTCTAAAAGTTTTCCCTGGTATTGTTCCTCACCCTGGGCCATCTTAGTAGCATGCATCAGTTGTGCGTCTGACATTGCCATTTTTGTACGCTGTTTATTAGCGTAAATTTTACTTCCGGCGTTTAATGCTAGTTTAATTGCTGAAAACCACATTATTTACCTACCTTCCTCATAGCTTTAGTATGAGCTTTCTTAAAAGTTGAACCTTTTTTCATATCTTTTTTCATTTGCTTCATATGTTTTGCTGTGTGGTGCTTTTTATGTTTATTTAACAGTTTTTTTTCTCTTTTATCAATCATATTTTACCTTTTGTTTCTAATTATAGCGACATTACCCGGCATTCCTTCCATTTTTGGTGCCGAAGGTATTGTTTTACTTAAAATTGTTTTCTCAATTGATGTGTCTGCTCTTAATTTTGCTAATTCTTCGTTTTGATCTAACTTATCTTCGTTATTTTCTTGCGCCATCATAGCTTTCATCTTATCAAGATTCAATCTTTGGTCAGCATCTTCTGCTTTTCGCTCATCATTCATTGCTCTTAGGTCTAATTCTCTTGCTTTTAGTTTAGCAATAGGGTCATTTCCTAATTGACCCATGATTTGATTTTCTTCGTCTTTAAATTCTTGAGTCATTTCTGCAATTAGTTTTGATTTTCTAGCTTCCAACGCTAAAGTCAAAGTCAATATCTGTTGTTGTGTATTTGGATCTTGCTGTAACATTGGATTCTGTTGTACTGCCATTTGTAATTGTTGCAGTTGTTGTAACTCTTGCATAAATTCTACTTCAATTTGTTCTTGAGCCATAAATGCAATGTGTTCAAATATATTTTTTTCTAATGCACCAAGAACTGCAGGATTATTTCTAGCTAAACTTGTTGCCATAAAATTTAAGTGAGTTGTAATATGTGATCTATGGTCTTGGCCTTTGAATGCTTGAAAAGGTTTACCAGATAACGCCATAATATTTTCAGACGCTGGATCCATTGGCATAGGTTGTTGAGGTGGTGGCAATATTTGATCAATATTTTTTACACCAATTGCCTCATACATATCTCTGTATGCTTCATACATATTATGAATTTTTGGATTAGACATTGCTAATTGTAATTCAGTTTGTGCTAAACTTATTCTTTGTGATTGTGAAAATATATTAGGATCTGCAACTGGTATAATATCAATCTTATCATCAAAGTCAGTTTGTTTAATTGTTCTCTGTGCACCAACAACATCGTAAGGATATTCTGGCGGTAAGTATTGACTAAAGATAGTTGATAATAATTGAAACTCTTTTTTCATTGCAGCGTATAATCTTTTGTGTATCGCTGACATAACTCTTGATCCTCTTTCAAGAAGAGCAATAGTTGTACCAACTGCTGCATTTTGATTTGAATCTCCAACTTGCATATCTGCAATAGCTGCAAATCTTTGACCTGCATTTACTACGACACCCATTAATTGTAATAATGTTTGTGACGGTTCTTTAAATGGTAAAGGCATAAACGCATCTCTGATGTTACCACCAGGAGCATCAACATCTCTGAACTCACCAGGTTTAATAGATTCAGCTTCGTCTCTTAATCTAATACCTCTTTGTTTAAAACCTGCAGGCATATTTGAAAAAGTTCCTGCATCAATCAAAGATCTTAATGTAGCTGTAGCAGTTTTAGATAAACCGCCAATCATATGAATTAAACCAAAACCATAAAAACCTAGTCCTGGTAAAAATTTAAAATGTACAAAGTGATCTATTTTTTTTCTTAATGGATCTTCTGCTTTGTAGTTTCTTCTAATAGATAAAATTTCTTTACTACCTTGATCTAGTGTTACAATGTATGGTAATTTAATTCCTGTTGCTTCACCTGTTTCAGGATCTTTATCTTCAAAACCTTCTAGGTCAAGATCAACATGATATTCTAAAATTGTAAAATCGTTTTCGTCTTTTGCTTT